CATTAAGTTGTTGCTTTTTCTTTTCTTCTTCTAACAGTGTGTCAACCTCTTGGTCGATTTTGACACATCTATCATAAGGTAATTGCATATCGTTCTCGTGCATGTCTTATTATTCCTTTCCTGCTATATCCCAAGCCTTAGATACCATCTCCTGAAATGAATCGAAATTCATCTTTTCAAAATAGATATTTAACAGGTCATACTGCCTTTTACTTGTTTCTACTTGAACTTGGTAATTATGCTCTGCAATTTTTAGCAGTTCAATTAACTTTTCCTTAGTTAAATTCTTTAATGTTGAATCCGATGGGAACTTTCTTCCAAGACATGAAATTGCCATAATACTAAATCTCCTTTTAGGTTAGTAAAACACAAAGACCAGTATCTGTCAATGGTTAATACTGTGTGATGAAACACTTGACGCCATCTTTTAACACTGGTCGTTGATACATTCTCATTGGATTCTTTGATTGTAATAAACCACACTCTTCCAACTTGTTTACTAAGTTATAGGTCTGAAAAATCTTTCCAAAATTAGTTATAAGATTAACTTTAGATGCAATAGTTGTATGAGTATCAATCTTAACAACATCATTTGGTTCATCAGCAGTTCTATCTTCCCTACTGATAAAGTTGTTTGTAAAATCGAGAAGTGGGTTAGTATAAGTATGTTCAAAGATATAGTTATCAAAATCATACTTCTCAACAAGTTTTGTTGGATACTGTTCTATCTCTCGAACAAGGACATCTTCCATTAAGTAAAACACTTCTTCAAATGGAACTTCCATACATCCACACTCAGGGAAACGTGTCATTCCAGCAAGTTTGACCACTTCATTAAAGAAAGTATTGTCATAGAAATTGTTTCCAAATATTTGAGTATTTAATACTTCCTTATCATTTTCTTTAAAGACTAAATAGGTTCTAGTTGCCATGTTATTACTCCTTAAATGCCTTGTCTGTTAAAATATCCACAATCTTATACATTGTATCATTTGTTAGTTGCCCTTTGAAATACTTAAATTCCTCTGATGAGTAGATAGTGTGGAGAATGTTGGTAAAACCTGTTATTTTAACACAATCCTCTTCTCCATTTTTATCATAGTATCGTAGAATGTGAGAACTGTTGTTATAAGAGAAGAATAGATAACCACATTCTAGTCTATGCCATAATTCTTCCTTAATTTCAATCGGACAATCAATAATGTCCTTTGAGATTTCATACCCAGAACCTAACGTCTTTTCTTTTAATCTCTCAAATCTGTTTTGTTTAATAAATATTTCCTCACAAATGGAAAATGATATTATGATTGATGGAATTAGTAATAATAAGAATAGTGCCCCACCCATCGCTAAGTTCGGTTGTTGATGAGTAACAACTGAAACAATTATTACTATTAATAGCACAATAGCTATATCTGTTAACAACATAAAGATAAGTGAAACAGGAACAATCATAAGAGGATGTGTAACAATCCAATCACGAACAGTACCATCACTAACAAATTCATCCAACTCTGTTAAGGAGTTTTCTAATGTTGTACCATCAAAACTATTGATGACCTTTGCTTTGTTCACTTCTTCATCTAAGATTGTTTCTTCTTTCTCTAGTTGTTTTTGACGACTGTACGAAATTTTGTAATCACTCATAGTATTACCTCCAATTTAGCACCCACATCGAGACTCGAACTCGAACACAACAATTTAGGAAATTGTGGCACTCTCCTTTATGCTATATGGGCATGTTTTAAGGGAAAATACTTCCCCTAATAAATAATATCATCTTATCCTTATCTTATCAAGAACTAATCAGTCAATACTTCACCTGTCTTTAAATCAATTACTCTTTGATTTCTTGAACCACAATACTTTAATGATAAATCCTTTTCTTCTTCAATAAACGGACCACATACAAGAACATCACAATAAGCAATAATATTCTTTCTCCAATCCTGTAAGATATTCTCTATCTCATCACCAGACCAAATCCAAATATCTTTATTAGGATATTCTTCCTTAAATCTCTGTACTAAATGTAATAAAGGTTTATAATTCTGAATAGATAAAGGTTCTCCACCTAATAAAGAAAGTCCTTTAATATAAGACCTACCACATAATGAGATAATCTTATCTTCTGTTTCCTGAGTATATTCCTTACCACCATCATAACTCCATGTTTGTTTTTGAAAGCAGCCCCCACAGTGTATATTGCACCCTTGAGTGTATAATGAAACTCGAATACCAGCACCGTCAGTAATATCCATTTCTCTTAACTGAGCAAATCTCATAATTAAATCTCCAATCTATTTAATTTTATATAATAAACTAATCTCTTCTATTATATCATAATTCATTATAGAAAGTCAAATAAAAAGAGTGATTCTATATCTCACTCGTCATTCCTTTTAGTCATCTCGTTCGATAGTGTCAGTTTCATGTTATACTACTTATATAAAACTTTTAACATAGTCATTCATTGTATAGACTTTTATCTTAATGTTTTTTATAACATTCAACTGCACAGTTATTATTTTCATTGTCTAATTGTTAAGGACATTCTTATCCTTAAATCTTTTACTTTAACTATAACTTATAATTAATTATCTTATTTATCATTTTAATCATTCATATCAATCGTTCATGTTTCATGACCTTACGGTAAAACATTCACTTAACTTTAAACTCTAAACATCAACCACTGAAACGGAGAGGTGAATTGGGAACAACTACTGATTAAGAAATCTAGTTTATCCCTATCCGAACAATAGAGATACTAGACTTCTTAAAGAATGACACTGAAACGTATGAGTCTGAATGGTTTACATTGTCTTCATAAGAGTTGCATTAATCTTTAGAGGACTACCCTAACATATTTCTCCCACACTCCGTACCCAGCAGGATTTTAACACTTTATGAAAGTGTGAAATATGAGTTTTTTACATAAGCTCTCATGATACACTTATGCGAAAGTTGTGAACTTTTCTTACTACGGCTACCAAATGGGAACTTCTGTTCCTCGCCTATTGACCTTTTTTGATGTGGGTTTGCAGTGATTGACTTTTCTGCACTGCATGTCTGCGGGGAAGGTTAAATGCAACGAAACCTTCTTACCACGAGCCAAATCTTTACCAACGTAGGATGGCTAATCTATGCATTCGCTCTATTTTACAATGTACTGTAGGCGAAGAATGTCTTACTTATCATTTAAGTAGGAGTAACATGACGTACGCACCTCTCATGTTTACAGCGATATTCAATTTTAGACTGTAGTTGTATGAGCACCCAACCCATATACTTGCAATCACTATAATTATATCATGGTACACTTTTTTTGTCAATATGTTGCATTACTCACTATATTGCATTACAACATAGTGTGTATAACATTATAGTGTGCATTACAATATACTATATTTTGCAATATAGCCTATTCGATTTAAGGCTGTTTTTAAGCGTTTTTAGAACGTTTTGGTATTAAATGAGCCAGTAATCATTTAAACTAAATACAACTTAATTTACTATATAAAACAAAGCCATACAGAAAAGAAAAAGAGGACTTTGATGGTCCTCTAAGTTTTCTTTCATTTACTTGTTAAGTTTTACAGAAATTTCACATAGTTCTGCAAATACTAGCAAGAATACTCCTACCAACATGACAAAACTGCCATATTCCACCATTGCCATTAATGTTCCAAACACAGTTAGAACAACTGCTAATAGTGCAATTAAACCTCTAAACTTTTCAATAATCTTTAACATATTTTTTCTCCTTTAACAATCTTCTACTTCTAAAATTTCATATTCACATGAATCATCATCAAGACCGTAAATCTTAATACATTCATCTACTGATGGAACAATACAATGTTGTGTTCGCCATTGCCAATTTGACCGTGAATCTCTGTATCTAAATGTTATCTTTTTCATAATTCTCTCCTAGTCAAACTTAGTGAACTTACAATCATAATATGTAGTAATACCAGCATACTCATCGCTTTCTTCATCAAAAGCAAAATCTTGTCCAGAGAATCCTTCTCCAAGTCCATCTGAGTTCTGAGTATCTACCCAATCACTAATAATCTCTAGTTCTTTATCTGATAATTCTACATTTGCTGTTAAGACAATGTATCCTATCCAACTATCTACAAGTCGCCATGAGATATTAACAATCTTATCTTTAAACTGACTAACATCTGTTTCATCTAATAGGATTTCTGTCATGTCAGCATCTTCTAAGTACTTCTTTGCTTCATCGTAGTCATTTATTTTACTAGACAACGTAAAGCCAATATAATATTTAACCATTCTTAATTCCCCTCTAATGAAAAGAGAGTTAGGAAACCTAACTCATTTTCCCATACGTAATGTAATAAGTATCATCAATTCCGTATTCTGCCTTTAACCAGTCCTTAATGTACTTGTCTACATCAACATTTTCTGGAACATATAATTCCCATTGATAATTCAAATTCTTTCCTGCGACATTGATTACATACATAGAACTACCCTCTCATGAATGTTGGAATTTCTACATCCAACTCTTTTGTTTCGTCATTCTCAAACTCCGTTACAACACATGTTTCCGTATCTTCAAATACTGGAATCTCAAATTCAACAATCTTTTCCTGTGTACCTACTTCAATCATAGAAATATATCCTCCTGAGTTTCATCTAAATGTTATCATACATTAAGCAAGATGTCAATGGTCATTTAACGACTTTTTTCTACACTTAACGACTTCAACAATCATACTTGCCTGAGCATAAGTGTGGATTTCTCTATCTAACATCTCGTCATAGATATTGTCTAGCACAATGTTGGAAATTTCTTTATTTCCAATCTTGTTTGCTAAGTCTAAAATTTGTTGATACTCTTCAAAATGTTTTTCCATGGTAGTTATCCTCTACTTAGTATCATAGCACATACCACCCATTTTGTCAAATCTAGCCAACGAATGACATCCATAGGAATTTAATCCAATTCATAAACCAAACCACAATATCTTGAAGTGGTGGAAGTGTGATACCGAAAAGCCCTAAAATAAAGCAGATTAAGAAGTAACATACGATTAACTCTATTACTGCTTTTAATGACTTGCCTAAAATCTTTAAGGCAAGGGCAATTACTACAATAATAATTAGATTTGTAGGCACTGCCATTACCCAATTATATAAATTCTGTAAAATGTTTTCCATTATATCTACCCTAAAATAACTGTTAGTATTATTAAAATATTACATACAAAAATAAATGGTACTTTTTCTTCACCACTAAAAATATACCATAACAATGTACCAGTTAGTAAGTTAGGTATTAAGTGATGAGAGGTCATAAGTGCAAATACAGTTAGGAATAAGAAACAGTTGTCTATTGGTTTATCCACTAATACTGTATATAGCCACAGTAGAAGTAGTGCAATCGTAAATGGTGTACTAATACTTAAATAAGCACATGTAACAAGAATAAATCCAAGGGAAAGTATAGTACTAACTTTTCTCTCTTTATAGTCTTGTATTGCTAGTGTAATTCCACTAACCAGTAATAAAATCTTTAATATCATTATTCGTCTCCCCCAATGGTATGAGAATCTCTTCCTCTGTACCGACTATTCCCTTTGCCATGTTATTAATAATCTCTTTTTCTCTCAGATTATAGCACCAACCTATTGGCTTTGGAAATAGAAGTCTGTCTTTTTTGAATTTCTCGTATCGTTTACAAAACTGCTCGCACATGCTAAACACTACTTCATCAATCTTTTTAGAGCGATTCACTCTAACATAGTAGTCTTTTACTTTCTTCGGAAGGTTCAAGTAAGTGTTAGTAATTTCCATACCAAATTCATTTTCAATCGCCCAACGGTACATTGTCATTTGAGGTAAATAACCGTCAAAGTCATTGCACTTCTCAGCAGTAGGTGAACCAGTCTTATAGTCGATGAGATAAATCTTATCATCACGATAGTCAATTCTGTCTATGATGTACTTCATTTTCATGGGTAGTTTCTTTCCTAATGACTTAACAAAAATATCACACTTACCCTTATGTTCTGTCAAGCATTCCAGTGAGTTATCATCAAGTTCTCCCCCAAGATAATCGAGATGCCTGTTAAAATAATAATCAACATATGCTAATACTTTTTCATAACTCCCATCAGTACACACTTCCTTCGTAAGTTCTACTGCCTTTTCACGAGTGCGTTCCCCCTTTGGTAATTTGTAGTACAGTTCCATAACCTTGTGAAAGTTAATTCCTCTCGCATCCATTTCTCCTGTACTATAAATATCATGTATAAGACAGCCAAACGGATTTTCATTAAAAGATTTTACGAATGTTGGAGAGAAGTAATCTGTGTTATACTTTCTGTAGATATGTTCTACATTTGAGCCATACCCATCTTTAACAAATTCGCTTTTATTATACTCTCTCAAAAGTGTGATAAACTCCAACATATCGTTGAATAGTTTAGCGGTATCTGCCCATCTGTATTTACCTGTAACCACAGAAGAAACAAGATAATCTTTTCCTTCAATTGTTCTAATTTCCATAATTTACTCTCCTTCAGGGGATATAGGTGAGGGAAATCCCTCACCCTTCTACTTTCCCTTTTTGTTCAACACCTTAGTCTCACTCTTGCGAATTTGACCATCAATTTTTTCTACACAGTCAATTAGTGCAGTTTCGTAGTGTTCATTCTCTGATTCTGCGTACCAATCTAATACTTTAATCTGGATACGATGAATCTTCTTATTGAAGTTATGTGCAACTAAAACTGGAGTATCCTCTTTTATAAAGGACTTATGATTGCTTAATCTACGTAACTTCTTTTCATTTAAAACTTTAATTGTTTCGTTGTAAAAACCAACACGATTTGAACCAAATTCAATTGTCATATTTTTCTCCCATACTTGAATATTGTTTGTTGTTATCTCTTAGATACCTAGTTCTTTCTTCATTGCATCTAAGTTTAGTCCTAATGTCTTTTCTTCTTTTATCTGTGCTTTAGCAACCTCAGTAAGTATATCTAGTCGAAGTGTATTATCCTTACCAGATACCCATTCATGTAATACAGACCTTAGTTCTGCTATATGAATTGGTTTAGTAGTAGAGTGTTCCCACATTTCATCTCTTACGATGGTAATAGGAGTTTTCCCTACAATGCATACCATACCGTCAATACTATCAATCTGAATATTTGCTCTATTAAATACTTTTTCCCAAATAGGTACAGAAGAGTGAACTTCAAGTATTTCTTTACCTTTAGCAGTTTCTATAATGGATTGACCTTCTATTGCTAATTCCTGATTAGGTTTGACCTTTATATTCTTAGCATCTAAAATAAGAACATGTCTACCATATACTAATAATACATCAGTATCAGGTATATAGTCAAGTGTATTATTATCTTGTTCATAAGATAAACTAGCAAATGCTACAATTCCCTCTAACTTATCATCATACTTTAAAAGAGTAGACAGATAATCACATAACATGGTTTCTCCATCAATTCCAGCTTTAGTTAATGAGATTTGAGTATTCAATTCTACATCATCTACTAGCCAATCCGTAACATCATGTACTGTTCCATTTTTCTTTTCTTCTAGTTGTGCTAATGTCTTTTTTAACCCAAGTGCAGGATTGCCAATAACAAATAAACCACTTCTTAAATGGTTTCGCACAGATATTGCTAACTCCTTATCCTCAGATTTAATGTTACTTTGGTCGAGTTTCACTTTTCTATACCTCCTAATGAGAGAAAGAGTGAGAAAACTAGTCTCCCACTCTCTTCTTTTTAACTACTGCACCAAGACCAAGTAGCGATAACATTCCCATTAGAGAGAACATTCCTGCATTAGCATTAACACCTGTAGGAATATCTGCGTTCTTTTCAAAGATGTGTAGTACATCTCCGTTTTCTAATGTTTCTGTTCTTACTAACTTGTAGCCTGTAAATGAACCATGTTCCTTAACACCCTTTTCTGATGCCTTTAATTCCACACCAGTAGTTGTCTGCCAAGAAGTCTTGACTTGACGGTAGATGTGCTTGATAACACCCTCTGTAATGTTAGGTTCAGTGTTTCTATAAGCATAACCTGGAATATCCTTTTGGTTCTTCTGACCATTTTCTTTAGGGGAAATTTCATGACCATCTTCATCAACATAGATAGTATGTAAGAGTTTGTAAATATGAGTTACATTACCCTTATCATCAGTTTCTGTCTTTGTATAACTGTAGTCATAAATAGGTTTTTCAGGATGTGTTCCCTTTTCTGTAGGAGACAATTCTTTATTATCACCCTCAGATACATAAGAAGTCTTAACTTGACGGAATACATAAGTAACATTGTCCTTATCATCCTTCTTAGTTTCTACATAGTAGTATTGAGGAATTGCATCGCCGATTTCAACTGTCTTATTTCCCTTAACAGGTGTCTTTAACTCATTACCTTCTTCATCAACCCACTTTGTTGTGTATTGACGGAAGATGTGTGTAACATTACCATCTTCGTCAGTAGTTGACTTAACGAAAGAATAAGAATCAATATCACCGTGTTCTTGTGTTGTATTTCCTGTAACCTTATCCTTTAAGACATTTCCATCTTCGTCAACCCAGTTAGTGTCATATTGAACAATCTGAACACGTCTGAATCTAACTTCTGTATTCTCTACTTCTGCAGGTGCATTTGTAGGAGCTACAGGATTTGCCATATTAGGTTCAACCGGAGCAGTTGGTTCTACAATAGTATTTAATGTAGGTTCTTCTGGCTTAACAGGATTCTCTAATGGAGTTGGCACTTCTTCGTATGTAGGTTCATCAGGGATTTTCTCATACTTAGGAGTAGGAATTAGACTTTCATCCCAAACTGCTGGTGGAGTAGGTTCACTCTTAAACTCGATGTATTGGTTGTTTAATCCAAATCCACCACCTGCACCACTCCATGAAGCAGTAACAGTATCGCCTGCAAAGATACCAATGCTGATACCACGCTGTACAGAGTAGTTATTACCTACAGTAGCAGGGTCATTAGGAAGATTACTATGGTTTAGGTTTGCCATATGTTCATCACCATATGTCCAAGCAGTATAGTCATTCATCTGTTGAACTCTTGTGTAACCTTCTTGTCCTTCTGTAACTCCACGAGCCTTATCTGAAGGTGCAATAGGTACAGTTGCTTTAACAATATCGTTAGATGCAACACCAAGGTTTTCACCTGCTTCTAAGTCGCCTAAAACGAACATACGAACTAACTTAATTGGTTGTCCAGTTTCTTCGTCATAGAACTGATATGTTGCTCTAGCACCATCTTCAAACGCACCAAGAGTACCATCCTTACGGAATGTATAAACTGCACTTGCACGTGATTGATGCCACTTACTTACTGTTACATGGGCAGAAATCTTCTTTCCACTAGCAGTTGTTCCAAGATTGTGTAAATCAAATCGTAAGAATCCATCAACTGTTTGACCTTGTGCAACTAATTTATAGTTATGACCGTATTGGTTATCATATTCTGTTACACGAGAATCCTTATAAGTAATATTCATAGTTGTAGCATTTGTTACACCAATATCACCTAAAGAGTATTCGTAACCAAGTTCTGCTAACTTATCTTTGTCATACATTGTATAGACATTCTTAAAGTATTCAGTAGTATTACCATTACCATAGTTATGGAAATTCATCTGAGATGCATCAGGAGTACCCATAACAGCAGATTGATTATTAGCAATCCACCAGTTCTTATATACAGTACTTTCTCCCTTATCAACAGACCTAGCATTATCGTTATAAGTACCACGAATTACAATACCACGACTTGAACCATCTAATAATACTGGATTATTTTCAATAAACTGGTCGTATTCACTCTTTTCTTGTTCGTAACGAGTTACTTCTTGGTCATGTGCTTTCTTAGCATCTGCTACTTGCTTATCATAGTTATCCTTGATTTGCTTGTTACTTGCAGTAATTCTAGCTACGTCATTCTGCCAGTTTGTTTTCTTTGTTTCATTACGATTTGTAGCATCTGTAATCTCTTGATTACGTTGATTGTATGCCGCTAAATCAGTGTCATACTGTTGTTTCTTAGCATTGTATTCAGCAGTTAAACGTTCATTTTCAGCCTTTAACTCTTTGTTTCTAGCAATGTCAGCATCATACTTTTCCTTTTGTGCAGAATATAAAGTCCATAATTCATCATATGTAATCTTATCCTGCTTGTACTTTTCTAATGCCTCATCGTAGGCTTTCTTTTGTGCAGCATACTCTGCTAACTTTTCGTTAACTTCCGTCTTTGTTGTTTCTAATGTAACCTTTTGCTCACTCTCACGTTGCTTTGCTTCCTCTTCTGTGTGTACTGTGATTGGTTCATCTTCCACAATCTCTAATTTTGGATTTTCTCTTCGTAATTGTTCTACAAACTCTAAGAAATTATGGTCTGTAATGTCCTTTGTCTTTGTCTCTGCAAAGGCAGTTAGTGGACTTAACAGTGTAGAAGTAAGTAATCCTACTGCCAATAACTTTCTTAACTTCACTAATTTTTCTCCTTCTATTACCAGTTAGTTTAACGACATACCGCACGGTCGAAACGAGTTGAACACTTAATGATATTTGCATTAACAAATTGTTCAACTGTCATATCCTGACATCCTTACAATCACCAAAGGAATTATAATCTATCTCATAGATACTCTTTCCTTTGATTCTTTGCTTTAACTTTTCTCGTGCATTTTTACCACGTTCATCATTATCTAATGCTAAAATAATCTTTCGTTGAGGTAATTGTTCTATTTCTTTTATCTGTTCCCAAGAACCAAGACCATTCAACGCAACTGCATACTTACCACAAGTCCAGATAAATAATGCATCTAATATTGACTCACATATATAGACTTCCTTTGCATTTGTCTTAGAGAGTTCGTATATCCCATATAAAGGTTTCTCTACACTCTCTGGGTAATGAAAGTACTTTCTATCTACTGCACGTTTAGCAAAGAATAATATATTACCAGAGATGTCTTTAACAGGAAATGTAATACAATTAGTATATTTATCATATCCTACATCAAACATCTCTATAATATCATCAGTTAGTTTTCTCTCATACATATATGGGTGCTTTACATTGAAGTATTTAAGTGTTTCTTTATCCACATACTTTGTAGTATTGCTTGGTCGTTCTAAGGTTATTCCCCATGACCTAGTAGAAACATTACTACTATCAAACTTTTCTCGTAACCATGTAGTTCCATCTTTGTCAAGACACTTTGTAATAAGTTGTGGAATTGTCTTTACTGCACCACAGGTAAAACAATGGCAGATACTACCATCTTCCTTAATTCCCATAGAGGGAGTATTTTCTTGTCCATCCTTATGAAAAGGACATTGAACCATTCTATACTTACCACTCTTCTTAGGTGGTTTTACTAAATAATTACGATGTTCGAGTGTTATATCACTTCTCAATTCACTTAATAAAGTATCAATATTTGTACCAATGTCCATATTTTCAATTCTCATAGTACACCTCTAACTATTAAGCAAGTTCTCAACTTCGTCAGTTTCTTCTTTTTCTACCATTCTATGCAAACTGTATAGCAAATCTTCATATATACCATTTAAGATACTTCCATCAATGTTAGTTAGGTAATTCTTACTCGCCAATAGTTGCTTTGCTTCTGAACATGCTTCTCTCGTGTAGAGTGCTACGATAGATAAGGAATCGCCATCTACGTCCGCACTTAAGCTGGAAAAGACAATAGGATTCAACTGGAATACATATCTATCTCTATCTTTCGTACTAAACTGGGGTATCATACCAATCGTAGAACCTGCACCGATTGTTGGCATACGATTTAATAAACAATAGTATTCACCCTCAAGTAATTCACTATTAACAGCATCAATGTCTGTAATACCAAGTACTGTATATTTGTTATATAAGTTAGGATACAAATACTTAATAAAGTAACTTCCAATTAACACCACATCTTCATCTAATGAGAAGTTGTTTGTGATAACTGCTCTACACATACCTTCTACTGGATGACCTTTTAACTCTAATTGAACCTTACTACGTTTACCATCTTGCATAAGCGAAATCAACTGATTATAGATAATATCTAAGTGACTAATAATATGGTTCTTAACTGCTAGTTCAAACCAAATATCTCTTTCTTTAATTTCGGCACAATAGAAATCATATCTATTTTTAAGACGGATAATATCAATATAGGCTTGATTTATCTTTGATAAATGATATTTACCTGTTATCTTATCTTTAATTGGTGGTCTATACTTTGGATGAATTACACAAATCTTACTTTGTACATTTAAGTTATATTCTTCCTCAGTCATACCAAAAACTGCAAGACAAGCCTCTTTACCTATTAACATTCTTGAAGTATCATACTTTGTTAAATCGCTAGATAGGTCTAACTTAACATATTCACCATCGTAGATAAATCCGTTGTAGTGTAATAAATCTCTAAACAATTCAGACTTATTTGTAAGGGAATATCTAGGAATACATAATTCTCCAAAGTCTATATAACCGTAGTCTGTATTAAGTTTATGGTCTACATATCTAGGGAAAATTTTATAACTAAAGATACCATTATCATCAAAGGCAAATTCACCATTTCTTTGCACTACTGACTTCTCGAATAGTCGTGATGAGGTAACTTCTCTAGCAGGATTATCATCAATCACTAAACGCTTCATTTTCATCTGCAATTCCCCCCTCATCTTCATAGTCTAATTCGTATCCAAGAACCTTAAAACTATCTTCAATCGCCAAACGTGGTTTACCAATCTTATCTGGCAATTCTCTAGTTTTTTGTAATGTCATTGAACTGTAGTCCATTCTGTTACTTCTTAGGTCTAATTCCTTCATGATTGCAGTACAACCATTTGCCGCTAGGTGTAATAACTCCATCTCACCAAATCTTAAACCACTTGGAGAAATGTGAGTAAAGGCATGGTGGTGTATTCTCATAATGTTATTAAGACCTAATGGGATACACATTTGTTCTCCATTATACTCAACAATAGACTTTTCAGCATACTCATTCATCTCTTTCTGATAACGTTCTACTGCAATAGATGCAAAGTCCTCACCTTGCTTAAACTCAATACCACTGGCAAGAGACCATGCCTCAAAGATTTGACCTAATGAAACACGTCTAGTAGTACTAAATCCAGAAATGATTATTTCTAATGGGCCTGCTTCCATATTACCAACCTTATTCAACAGTTTAGGCATTTTATCATCAGGAAGAATTAATCCGACAGTACCCTTTGCACCGTGTAAGTTAGTAATCTTATCACCTAATCTAAACGGAATTTCCCAAGATACAAATACTCTTATAGTATCTTCAATGTATTCAACTCTATCTACATTAAGGTTCTCATAGGCCTCACCGATAATTTCACCCTTTGTAAATAATTCTTCAATACGATTATATAATAGGGATTGTTCTTGTTCACTACCTTTTTGAATATAGAAAACCTTACTACCTTTTGTACGTAATCTCTCTGCAAAACTCTCGGAGATAATAATACTATCTGCATAAGAATATCCACCCAAATCACAGAACCCAACTCTCGCCAGTATTCTATGTGACATACCATCAACTTCTTCCTCTAATGGTACAGATTGAGAAGTTAGTTTAGCGTTCATCATAATTCTCTTTGCTTTATCGTTGTTACAGAATGGTGCAGAAGATAGACAAGACAATCTAATCTCTTGTGGTTTCTTATAGTAGTAAAAGAAGTTCTGTTCTTTCTTACCTTCTTCCGTGATATACAACATTCCATGTCTTACAAACACATTATCTAGTAAAAGTCTTTGTCTACCAGCCTCACCAGAAGTAACTGTTCTAAAACTATCAAAGATACCAATAGTATCATCATAAGTAAAAGCAGGTTTATACCCTGTATCAGACCTATAGATATTACATACAGTTCTAAAACTTTCTAATGCTTCAATCTTAGAAGTAGTTGCAGTTAATGCACCATCCAATAAGTTTCCCCCCTCACTAAACAATTTCTTAGGACTAACAAACATTCGGTTAATACCAAGTAATTGACCGGTTAATGGTTTAGCAAACTTTGTACCCTTGAAGATAATGTTTTCAAAGTACTCTAGTCGCATATACTTAAATGCAAATACACTATCATTAGGAATGATTGGCATATTTCTCATAGCCTCTTTAAATGTACTTGCAGTTAGTTCTTTATCTAAAAATGCTTGTAATAGACATTTACTTCTGTATGATAACTGTGAATTGAAGATAACATCATTATCTGGTTCAAACACATTCTTCGTTACTAAAACGGTGAACTCATCCTTATCAATAAAGTACTTCCAACCTTCACCAATGATTGTATTTTCATCTACCTTACTAATGATTGTATATAAATCTCTTAGTGCAGTAATTCTTGGGGTATAGTGCGCATAATTAACTATCCAAGACAAGTCATTTGAAGGAGTAGGGAAAGCGCCAATCTTACACAATTTATACTTTCCCTTATCATCATATTCAGCATACATGTCAATACACATATTTCTGACATTTAACTTTAATTGAAAACTATTAGGTTTTCTCTTTGCTACATCTCTGTCTAATCTATCAGATGAGTTTAGATGTCTTACCAGTTTACATGGTTTATCACTATTCCAATACTTTTCACAACACTCATCTATGATTGCTTGTATATCAGAAAAAGGTAAGGTTTCATCAATAGGTTCAACCCCAAACAGTTTTACATTTTGTTTTTTCCAATATGCTAATTCCTGTTTATATAGTTCAGTTATGTTCACTATCAATCCCTACCTTTCAAATTACTTACTTGCTGTTTTCACGATTTGTTTCTGCGTTCTTCACCATGTCAATTACCATCTTTGGTAAGTAGGCACGTACTACATCATGTGTGTATAAGAATAAACGACAGAAGTTCTCGTAATCCATTCCCACACTAATCTTTGTATCTGGCTCTCCATCTGGAATAATAGCACCAGTTTCTGTTACCTTACCATTTCCAATAGATGTATTTACATATAACTTATTCTTATAAGATGCTACATACATCTTTCTTGATTCTGGCTTTCCATCTCTATTCTTGGACTTTGGAACACCATTAATAACAATCTGGTATCCTTTATCTTGAACCATCTTAAATAGTCTACCGCTAGCAATATCATTTGCAATCAAAGAAATCGTTGCAAAGTCTACATAAATGTCAATATTCTTCTTTGTTTCGTACTCAAAAGCCTTGAAATGTACTTTTTCAATTCCAAAACTATCTAAGTATGCTGAAATAACCTGCTTTGATGTACTTACTTCGTAAATCTTGTTTAAGTCAAATTCATTTTTTCTTTTCATGATAGTATAATTCTCCCATTCTCACTTTAGTATAACACATAAAAAGGAAAAAGTAAAGGGAATTATCTACCAATCTATATTGATACATATTTGTCATTTTACCAAACCGTTTAGGATAACTCTCGTTTTCTAGGTAGTGAATTAACTGGTTGTTCCCTCAACCATTATTAACTGGTGAATTACTCCACATCGTTTTTATAGTTTAAATTGTGATTTTTATTGGATTAAATATAGTTGTTTGTCCTTGATAAGGAACATTGATTTCTGCTTTCTTTAAAATCTGATAAGCAGAATTAACATCAGCATTAACACGTTTTCCATTGTTGGTAATGAATATCCCTCGTGAAATTCTGCGTTTAAGGTTGTATTGTTCATTAATAGGTTCTTCACCATCAATATAACTCGTTCCTGATGTGTAACTCTCATCAATGACAATAAATTCAATTCCAACTCTTTCACACTTATATCTAAGATAATCTAACAAGCGGAATACTGGTACTTGCACAAAATTCTTCATCTTATTTTTCTGTTTTTGACCTGCGTTTTTACCAACGATTAGTTTGGTAATGCCTTTCTCAACTAACAGATTTACAATATGACGTGAAATTTGATGTAAACAGTTATCCATAATATCATTACGTTTGTTATACAGTTGTTTTAGTTTTCTTGAGGTTCCTTGGTCTTTCTGCGTCTTGTCTAAGATGGATTTATATTCACTAACTTTGTCGTTGAAGTAATGATTGACAGACTTTAGTGGTTTACCATTATACAAGACAGGTTGACTAAAGTCATCAAAAACTAACGTTGCTAAGTTGCTTAATCCTAAGTCAATACCTGCAACATGTTCATTTGTTTCTTGTAATGGAGGGTCAGGAACTTCATAGACTATCTCTGCAATAAAATACAATCCTTTTGGAATAATTCTAACTTGTTGGATTTTCTCAATACTATCTTCTCTTAACTCGATTGTAAACCCATCTAATTGTTTAGGAAAATAAATTACCTTATCTGATTTTAAACGTGCTGACTGATTAGTAAATATCAAGATATACATATCATTACTCTTCCGAAAACGTGGTAATTTAGGCATGCCTCTGTATTTACCACGATTCTTCTTCCAATCTTTAATAGATTTAACATAAGATTTCATGTTTTGTGTAACCGTTTTTAGAGTTTGTTGTGCAACTTTAGCAGGTAACTGCCCGTAGTTATCATATTCCGGTGTAATAACTCTGACATATTGTTTCATAAACTTATCTAAATCATAATAATTATACCACTCACCGAAGTTTTCAAGACTGTAACGTAACCAATAGTATGACTGGTTATAGAGATTATTACTAATCTTTGCTAACTCACATAGTCTATTGAAGTATTTATTAGAACTTTTGATTTTATGTTTTTCAACTAAATACATTGTGTTTCCTCCTTTCTACTAGTATTAACTTCCACCTACTTTTGAAAACTTTTTCACAGTTTTTAGAATACATCAGTAAACTCTGACGAATCATTGAATTTACTTGTTAATTCTCCACTAATTTCTGCATCGTGTTGTTCTAATCCACTTGCTTTATTAGGTTTATATTGGAAGAATCCCTTATCAACATCCCAATCCCACAGTAATTTATTACCTACAACACCATTACGTTGCTTTAGAATTGCCAACTCTAATGTGTTAGATGTCTTTCTCATAGAGAATACTTTAGATGCATTATGTGCAAATCCATCACTACCCCGTACTGTTTCTAGTGTAGGAGCAGTAATAACATCATCACCAGCAGCCTCACGATTTGCTTGTACAACCCCAATAATAGGAACACCAATTTCAACTGATAATTCCATAATATCTTCACTAATACTTGTAAGTCTTTCTGTAGTATTTTCTTTACTTCTACCACGTTCATTCTTCAAGTATGTCATTCCATCAATAACTAAGAAATCCAACTTATTTTCAAGTATCCAACTTCTAATAGCGGAAACAGTCGTATCCTTACCAAAACTCTTAGGAGTAGTTACCAAGAACTTGTTTTTATGTTTTCTTAAATCCTCAATATACTGTTTATAGACAGCCTCTTCATCCCCAACATCTATGGCATTAACTAACATACTATTACTGAAATGCTTGTACATAGTATCGAAACGATAACCAATTGATTCCCCAGACATTTCAGGAGAGAAGTAACCTACATTATACCCCTGTTCCCAAACAGAAATAGCAATCTTCTGGCTAACCCAAGACTTACCTTGGTTAGTTCTTGCAAAGAGTAAGATAAATTCTTCTTTACGCTGGATTCCACCTGTCACCATATCTAGTTCGGTTAGACCTGTTTTAAAGAAGTACTTATCTCTATTGTTCTTTCTGTCAATCAGTGTTTCATATCGCTTTTCAGCATCATGGATAATATCTTCACCTACTACACCAAAGTTTGTAGGTAAAGCACTTAACTCTTTAATAATATAATTAACACCAATATTACTATCTTCATTAACTAAATCCTCTGCCTTAGTTAAAATCTCTCTTGCACGATTATACGTGTAGGATTCTCTAATGGCACTAATTAAGTAATCATCAGATTCACTTACTTGAATAAGTTTAAAATCAGGGAATTTATTTTGGAATGTTGCTATATCTGGAATAGTGTTATATTTATCAAAATGTGCTTTAATAAACTCATATTCTTTAGAATAGTTAGGGAAATGGTCTACACCAATGCCACTAGCAGATAATAAACTATATTCTTTTGAAATAATTAATTTACTTAAATACTGTAACTCAATCATGACCCTATCCCCCTACAACACTATTCCACGTACATCTTTTCCAGTAAAGATAGCAACAATAGATGAATTATATACTCGACTGGTTAATCTAGCTCCCAATACTTTTAATAATTCATCCTTTGAAACAACATTACTTGTATAAATGTTTGATTTCTTATTAATCGTTCGACTATCAATCAAAACCAATAATTGATTGTATTCATAGTCAGTTAGAGGAGTTGTTGCAATATCATCCCAGATTACAACATCACTCTCTTTAATCTTTTCAATATACTCATCTGACACTGGATTACTAAAGTTCTTTAATTGTCTTAATAGAGTAGGTACATGAACAAATAATCCTACAGAATCAATTCCAGATGTACTCCACTTCTTATCAAAATAACTGAGCATTAACTTAATAGCCCAAGTAGTCTTTCCTGTACCACTTTCAATAGAACCTAGAAAGAAATTATATCCATGTTCAATATACTTATCTATCTTACGTTGAATATCCTTTAACTTACCAAAGGTTCTCTTATCTTCTTCCGTTGTAGGTGTCAATCTATCTGGATACCATTGTGCTTTTGGTAATTCAGACCGTTCTAACATATCTACAATTGTTCTATATCTTACACAGTTATGACAATCTAACTTACAGATGTCTTTATACCAGCATAAATTGTTTCTTTCCATAGGCTAAAATGTCTCCTTACTATCTCTAATACTCATCAATTCTTCTTCTGTAAAAGAAGAACTAACTGTATTATCTCTACTCTTCTTATAGTTATTCTTATGATATGGGTAGAACTTCATCCAACCCTTATCAATACTCTGGATAATACTTTCAATTCGAGTAGGGCAATCGTTAAGAGAGTTAAGTGCATTGATAACTTGTTGCTTTCCTTTTAGTCTATTTCCATAGAACTTTGAATCTTCTGGCGGATTAAGCCGTAAATTAAAATATCTCATCAACTGTGTTCGTTCATTCTCATCAGTTGTAAATGCATTTACACACTCTGTAATTACTTGTGGTAATGGTTTCTTTTTAGTCTTTAACTTCTTGCTTGGTTCAGTGTAGAATGGCATATCCGATACATCTTCAACTTTTTCTTTCTTGGTTATTGGAGAAATTAGTAAAACATATTCGTTCTTCTTTAACTCAATGTAACCATTTTCAAGTAACTCATTGAAAGCATTTTCATCTTCTACCTCAATACCAGACATCATACAAGCGTAAAACCCCTTAGCACGTAAGGAAAGTGATGTATCAAGTAATGCTTTCTTCGGTATTGTTGTGTATGAAATTTGTGTCTGTACCCTCATTCCAGGTCATTCTCCCATTCTGCCAATTGACTTAGAACATACTTTCTCTCCATTCCTTCGGAATTTTCAGGAGAGATGTGATTGTTCTTTAGGTCTTTAATAATATTCCTGTTATCTGTGATGTAAAATGTTGAATTTTTAATCTTGTTATTCACTAAATATCTCTTGTAAAAACTTATAAAATTGTTATTTTGGTCAGGATTAAAAATACTAATTGCTTTTCTGAACAGCAAATAGCGTTCTTCTATATCAGATACATCTTGGTATCCCAGATACTTTGTTCGTTCCCAAACGTATAAATAATCTTTACGTCTGATTGCTTGCAAAATATCAAATTGATTATTACTCATCAAACCACCATCCTAACCATTATTTTATGTCAAGTTTGTCGGAATTGCGATACTCCAACCTACGTTAGGTTCTTACATACGTAAACTTCCAAATATACTCGAAAGCACATAAGACCGATTTATTTCTGTAAGACTTTCACTATCAATTATTCCAATGAATAAATTAACGATAGCATTAGGCTCGTATCAAAACCTCTTTATATTTTTATTTTTAAATTGCTATACTACTTAAATTCTTATGTTCACTTAATCTCTCAACTTCTAAATTGTGAAGTTGGTAAAAGTTTTCAAATCTCTCATTGCACTTATCTATGTCAAAACTCTTTAAATCTTCTGCTGTGTTCATAATCAAAAACGCTGAATATAAATCTCTTTGAACTCTTATTCCATTAAAATCGTTCCATCTCTGTGATAACTTTTTCTTATTGTATGTGCCATCAAAATGGTTAAACTGGCTTGCCTTGGCACTGACGGTATCTATCTTAATCAAACATTTTCCAAAATAGGATAGTTTTCTATTTATTATTTCCAACAACATGGCAGGTGCCCTATTAGCAATAGATTTGCCAAATCGTTTCTTTTGTTTAAATCTGCCTTTGTCATTCTTTTCAGTCTTTGTAGACCTCTTTGCTAGTCCTTGAAAATTCATCTTCTCAACGTAAATATTATCTCCAAGTGATATAATCTCGTTCGCTAAACACTCATGTTGGTATTTTCTAACGTCTGCTTGCTTACGATATAACTCTTTCAACTGGTTTTGATACTTAAGGTAGTGATTTGATTTATTCCATGTTACCTTCTTGTTTCCTTGTTTTTTAATCGTTCCATCATCGTTATAGTTGTCTGGATTAGTTGCTCTACGACTGCTATCCATTTTTCTTAATAATCTTCGCTTTTGGTTTTCAATATTCTGAACCTTGTCAGCAAGTTCTAAGATTTTGACATCTGTTGCAGATGAGTAAGCGATAGTAGATGTTCCGATGTCAATTCCAACATCTCCTTCTCCCATGTAGTGCTTTACTTCACCAGTTCCATTGTCTACTTTGATTGGGGGAGTTCCTTTGAAAACGATTTGAATATAGTATTTATATTTCAATCTCACGAATTTTCTAACAATTCTACAATAGGCGATTTCATGTTCCAATGCATGATTTTCATAATAACTGTTATGGTCAATTATTATTGGAATCTTTAACCCGTTCCACAAAATTGTATCCTCCCTAAACCGGATACCTCGTGTGTTAGTGTTTCCTTCTAATGAATTAAGAGAACCATATTTCTTATAGTGAATGGAGGTACCATTCCTATAGAATATTTCCTCGTATGCTCTCCAGAGGTTTGATGCAATTTTTCGTGTTGTTCTAGCATCAATATTTTCAGAAAAATGATGTTGTAATCTCTGTACATCTTTATGAAATGAATACTCTGACATCCCAAACTGTTTTCTAAGTTCATTGATTTGTTTCCAAATATCTTTATTTTTACTTTTGTCATCAGACAATTGGGATATTAGATGTCGATAAACTTTGGTTTTAATCATTTCTCTATAACGTTTTTGAGTTATATTCACCAACGCATTATAAATTTGTCTGCCAATCTCAAAACGTTTATCTAAAATATCTTCTTGATATTTCTCTGTTTTGAGAGGAAATTGGACAACAAAATATGTCATTGTACTCATCACCTTTTTAATAGTGTAATACCATATATATTATATACAAGCCGGTCGGAATTGCACCAACACTTCAAAATTTGAATGTACTAACAACTTGAAGTTAGGGGTATATTCTACCCCATTATATCATTGAACTGAACAATGTCAATAGTTAATCACAAAGAAATTCTAACCAATCTTCTTTAAAAATATCCAACACTTCTGTATTTGAAGTATCTGGTCTACTCTTCTTTCCAATTGGCTTCATGGTTACCTTAGTTACCACATGTTTAACCTGTAATGTATCTTCTTCAGGAATTTCTAATTCTTCTCGAATTGCTTTACGAATTGCTTTATGTTTATCAGCAAACTCTTTTTTTGATACCAACTTTGTAAACTTTGGTAACCCTGTTTTATCAATTTCGCCTAATTGTTCATTACAAATTAGATAACCAATAACAGCCTCTTGAAGAGTGAACTTATGGTTTGGCACAAAAGAAGATTTAGATGCTGTGAAATCGTCTAGTGAGTCAGTTACTTCTTGTGTATCAAACTCTTTTAAGTGAGAATTTCTATACTCTTTCCACTTTTCATCTGCAAAGATTAGTCTATCCACATAAGGGCCTCTTAATTTTGCACTAGCATCTTCATCAATCACTTCTTTTTCTGCTTCTCTTGTATAGATATGTTCTGTATCTAACTCTATAATTCTTTCTTTGAAGAAAGCCTTACCAACCGTGTATAGTCTATAATAGAAGAATTGTGTAAATCTTCTATCTTGATAGTACTTACTTGGTAGTCTTTCTAATTCTGTTTCCTGTACCATTCTGTATAAATCCTTACTAATGACCGGATATATTCATTTCCACACCTGAATCTAATTACCTTATCTAAACTATCTGTACGATTACGAACTTCCTCGGTAAATCCTAGAAAGAATGAATCTGTAATATAGCTTAAACCATCTGGTAAAACGATTGTGTTTTGAGTACTCCAGTCGATTTTATCTTTAATTAAGTTCCACACATTTTTCCCAAATTCTCTACCACTTAGGTAGGCTTGGTTAATTTCTAATTCAATCATTATTTCATATAGATTTCGATGACATCACCGTGTAAAACTGGTACATATTCCTTATGGTTCTTCATAAAGAAATACTTATTGTAGCTCATCTTACTCCAGTATACTGCCTCTTCTTCATTACTCTCGTTAGAATTGAATACCTTACTGTCCTTATGTAATAACTCTGCAACAAGACATCTACTTTCATTGTCGTAGTAGTAGTCAGTATTCTCATCTTTTACGATTGTGTATCTCTTGGAATATCCACAGAACTCTAAAACATGTAGTGCTAACTCATTATCTAATTGATTGAAGTTTAATGCAATATCCTTTGTAGTAGCACATACCAACTTACTATGAGGTCCTAAAAAGAAATTCAAGTAAATATTACGAGGTATCTTAAACTTTTCACTATCAATCGCAGGAATACTTACTAACGCATAAGGATTTACATTACCTGCAGGTGTAACACATGTTTGACCTGTTTCACCATCTTTGTAAAAACTAATTGGAATCTCCCAATATAGATTACAGTTAGGGAAAAAGATACGATGTCTAGCCATAAATCTTTCAAATCTAATCTGTCTAGCATTATCCGATTGTTCTAATGCCATCTCTGTGAAACTGTTACCTGTTTCATCATACATTAGTTTTGCTTGTGATAGAGAGTTAATCTTAACTCCTGTATTCTTTTCATAATACAATCTATTCACTTGTAAAGCAAAGAATAAATATCTAGCCTCACTAAATAATAGTGGGATTTTAAATGAATCAGATACAGTTAATGCACATACCGCATTACTATAAACACTAGGAGTAATCTCATCACGGAAAATAATTTCTGATAATGTATTAAAGTCTAGTGTCTTAAATCTACTCTGTAACTCTAAATCTGATTCTAGTCTGTTGTAATACTTTTCGTTACTAATATGTGAGCTTTTTAATTTATACATGAATCTCTTCTTGGAACATCTTTCTTGTGTTTTCTAATTTCTCTAAATCTTCCTTACTTAATTGATTGTTAATTGCTTTTTCATGAAATGAATCCTGTTGAATGTCAATTTTTACGGTTTCTTCTAATGTCATAATTCACCTTTCTCTTAAAATTCTGCAAAAATAGCCTTTATAATATCATTACCACTAGTCTTAAATTCCTTATTGCTAGTAGAATAAATATCAACTCCAATAGACCATTTAGATGGAGTAAATAATGTACCAGTATCCTCTAAACGATTGAATATATAAATATCTTCATCCCCTATTCTACCACTTAGATAATCTGGTTTAATATAAATCAATCTTTGAGCAAATGTGTCAGGTAGATACATCTCTTTTGTTTCTTTTGCAACTTGTAACATCCTTTTCTTTAATTCACCCTTTGAAATAGTTAAATGTGTTGTAGTCATTCCATCAATTTCTAGTACATTATACGACTGTCCTTTTTCTCTTTCTCCAATAATGTATACTCGATAAATCTTATCTACAACGCATAAAAATGTAGGTGATTTAAACCTATCTAAGTAAAACAGCTCTAAATGTGGTACACTTTCCCAATCTCTATCATCAGATAGAATATGAGATAGTTCCAATGCTCGTTTTACCAATTGGTTATTTCCACTTACATAAAGTAGTCCTTCAATTACATCTTTTGTTTTCACTTGCCAATTTTACCAATTACAAACTGCCTATCTTTAAAAAATCCACTCAATGCGCCCACTCTATCCATATCACTAAATGATACGATAGCACTAAATAAGCCACACTTAAAGACACATTCTCTACTATGTTTGTAAGGGAATGTAAATTCATATAACTCATCCACATTGTCTGGATTGAATATTCTAATTGTATCTGTACCATGTTCCTTAGCCAGTTCATACAGGTAAATAATGTAATCTTTAATTACATAATCTAACTGTCTTTTGGGCATGTCAATACAGTCTAACCTTAGCATGATTTGACTTCTTCACCCCAAAGATTAATGAGGAACTTTGTTTGTTCTAGTTGCTCTTTGATTGTCTTATATTCGTTACTAGTTTTATTAACTAGTGGTAATGTTGCTCGTAAAGTACTATCCAACTCATAAAGTACCTTATTTATCGGTTTAAACTTACTACTTTGCAGCACAATCTTATTCACGGTATTCCCACCGTTCGTGCAGGTAGCATACTTCTTCTCCTGCAATAAATATTCTTTAACTGTCATAATTATTCTTCTTTCTGATTACTTTTTCGAGCTAGAAAAATGATAAGTCTTTAGTTTAGCATCTAAATGGATTATATCTGCCGTATCTGCCTTATACATAAACAACTCCTTCTCGCTGATATTCTAGTACAGTTTGATAGTTTTGGAGTTTTTAACCCTTTCGGCATACTACTAAAGTCTACTTTTTCGTTAAATATATTCATTAGTATTACATACCCACCCTTACTCATTCTACCTTTGACGAAATACTCTTTTCCTAAATACTTCACCTTATCAAACTTTCTAAAACCAAAGATTTTCCCCTTAGGAATCTTTATTTCCCCTCTGACACCTTTGCAAAGTTGATAATCTCCTTTAGACACCCTACGTTTATAGAATACTACATTCAATGCTTTAAACTCTAAGCCACCACTTGCAATCACACAGGCGTCTATATAGTGGTCTTTTGGAAGTTTTAAGTGATTTCTGTTTTCACTTGTAACAAACCCAAAAGTTTCTATCGCATCAGGATATTTCTTCAACAACTGACTTCGAATGATGCTCATGTGTGTAGCGTGTTTCAAACCTTTATTCTTCTTTGGGGTCTTGTTTAAGACTACCGTACCATTATGTACACCTGCGTGACATTCTTTACACAGTGTTATCATGTTATTCTCGTCATCACTCCCACCACGACTACGAAATATAATGTGATGAACTTCTAATCTACAATTCTTCTTACCACAACACTGACAAGTGTGGTTATCTCTATGAAGAACTGCTTTTCTTCTTGAAGAATGTCCATAATTAAAACCTTTCTGATAGCCCCAAGGTCTAATCTCTTCGTTAATTAGACTAGGATTTTTCATTATGGTTGTATCAAACTGACTTACTTCTAAGATAATGTTTTCATCTGATACAGGTAAAATCTCTTTACAAAACTCTATTTCGTCTATGTGTGCTTGAACTTTATGTTTTACTGAAGGTGGCAATCTATCTTTCTTGATAGAGTTTCTTCTGTTTAAAAATCTCTGTTTGCGATAACGGGTCTTTCTTGAACGTCTTGACCTACGTGCTTGCCTACGAGCATCCATTTTCTTTTTAATATCATTTCTCAATTCGGTTTGTGATTGGTATAACACTTTGTCATTTCCGACAACTGCTACACCAACATGTTTTGAACCTGTATCTACCCCACAGTAACATTCCTGAACCACATCTGTTTCTGGTTCATAAAGCAGCCTGATGGTGAATGGTTCTCTACGAACAACCTTTGCTTTTCCATCTTTTAATAATCTACGAACCTTGCCAAAACGTGATGTTGGCATAAGTGGTTGTCCATTTTGTTTTAATACATACACTAACATACGCTTTCGCTCCTTTCGTTGATGATAAGTTTTACTCTTTAAGACAGTACTTATTCAACTGTTGTGCCTAACTTGTCCCTGTTACCAAAACAAGTATTGGACTTCCTTTCGTCAATGTTAAATTAGGTTTTCAATTCACTAACACAGAGACTCAATGCTATCCTCTCAACTTAATTAGTGAACTCAGAGCTACGGTCTAAGGCGACAACCGTAGGTGAGTAACCTTAAAGGATTCTCTAATTCAACGTAGGTAAGATTTCTCTGACCTAAGACTTGTGAAACAACAACTAATTTAGTCGGGCATAGCCTCACTACGCAAGAACTCAAGGAATAATTTAAAGTCATGTTCTTCTAAGATGTAAAAATTACCATCATCGTCCCCAAAATTAAATGAGATTACACTGTGGTCTTTTCTCATGAAATGACATTCGTCTCTATTTTTAGTAATCCATTCTTTTTTGATACTAAATGACTTTTTTGGCTCTACACATGTTTTACACTCGATTAACATGGAAACATCACTTACATTTACATCCCCCTTTTGCCACATGGTAGCACCACTGTTTTTCACAGTAGCACCACCTGTAGCCTTAGCAACATTATTCTCTTGTTTCTTAGAATAATATCGTGTAGGATGTTTTATTCCTTGTTCGAAAGGTAATTTCACATGTGTTTCCACTAGGACTTACCTTCCTCTCTGTCTAACTTCTCCATTTCTTTCTTAAACTCAGCCTCTTCTTCTGAATCATAGTTAGAAACCTGTTGTTCTTGTTCTAAGATTACAGATAAATCCTCGTCAGCCAATAATGAAATGTTACCACCATTTGACATCGCTTGTTCTAAACGTTCTGTATACTTCTCAGCAAATTCTGGATGTTCCTTTAAGAAAGTAATTAGTTTTTGCTTACCGTTGAACTTCAATGGTTCTCCACCCTTTGTAGTAAGCACCTCGCCACTCAATGGGTCTGTTAATGTAATCCAAGCACCACCTGCTGTAATATAACCAAAAGTAGTTGCAGTAGCCACTAAATCACCAAGATAGTCCATACCACTATCGTATAAGTATGTGATGTATCCACCACCACGATTTGTTGCACCAACTCTACTCTTTGTAGTACTGAATGAAATTCTGAACCCAACTGCCTCAGTTGCTTTCGAATCGGAGATTTCTTCACCCTTAGCGTTGATAAACTTACGTGTACCAAATCTCATCTTAAATGACGGATAATAATTAAGTGCATATCCACATGGTTCATTATAACGAATAGCACCATTGTGTAATTTCTCAATTCTTACTTGGTTGATAACTAATAAGATATTTCCAACTCTTGCTGTTAGGGTTGTCATTTTTCTAATGAATACTCCTAGTGCCTTAGCAATACTAGCTCTCATTCCCTTATCCACAGTACTTGAACTATCTAAAACTTCTTGTGGAATCAACATTGGCGCAGAGTCTAGTACAATCATACCAATCCAAGGCTTTAATTGTAAATCTTCAATAAAATCAAATATCTGTTCTGCTGACATTCCATCAACTTCACCACGTAGGAATTTTCCTTCTTCCGTACTTAGCCCAGTCATTTTACAAAGAAATTCCTCTTGTCCACGTAAGGTGTTTTCAGCATCCACATACACGCAAACCTTACCAGGATTTTCCTGTTGATACTGTGCCATTAATTGACACGCACCTAATGTTTTTCCACTATGTTCCACTCCACTAGATACAATAAGTTTCTGATACGGTACTCCACCAAATGTTGCATAGTTTGCTGATACGCTGCCAAAACTCAATCGTCTGACCGTACCGATGATGTTGGATAGCCTATTCTTTCCCCACTTTTTATTAAGTGCCTCAACATCTGCTTTAAATGATTTTAAATCTAATTCTGTTACTTCCTTACTCATCTCGAACTCCCATCTTCATTTTCTTTTCTGCACTTCGACTAATTAAAACACTATTTAAGGTGTTAACTAATCTATGTGCCTCGTCTAATTTAACACTCATTAAGTCCTTAACCATCTTATATAAAGAACTTACTGCTTGTTTATCCATTGAATTGATTGTTGCAATACTTGTTTTTTCTGCTTGTGTTCCTGTTGCAGTTGAATATTCCCTTGCGTTCTTCTCTTTCTGCAAGATAGTGGCACAATCACTCATCAGCGAACTTTCTGCTGTGTAGTTGCCAAAGAAATAACATTCAATAGATAATCTCATCATTAGTTGTCTGATTTCTTCATCAGTCATTGTTTCTAACTTTGACATTTCTTTTACAATCGTGTCAATTGGTTTACTATATTTCTCGACTGCTTCTTTGGCAATTGGTTGAAGTTGTAGATATACGTGTCTACACTCTTTTCTTGCCTGTTCTATATCCATTATCAGTTCCTCTCCTATTTCAATTCAATCATAACATACGTTTTTAGCTTGTCAAGTGGTTGAATCCCCCCAACAACATCTCGCCAATAGAACCGATTGTATTTGTTGGTAACCCCACAACTTCGATACTATCCTCACACAGTATAAAATTCTCTTTGTTATCTGTTGGAATAGTATCACAAGATGTGAAGTATCTACCACTGCTATCTTGAATAATCCACTCTGCCCCATCACGATATGTCTTTTCGATTCCAGTATTCATAAACAGTTTACCTGTTTCTCTTTGATGATGTGAGATTGTCACTAATACTAAAATAGACACACAGATTTCCGATAGTGTGAGTGCTTTTATAAATGAACCCCCTAGTGCTATTGTAAAGGGTAATGATACAAGAAATCCACCAAACAAATGTCCTAAGTAGTATGCTAAGAAATACTTAAACTTTTCTCCTACAGGTAGTGCAGTATATTTCTCAAAAAATACTTTCTTTCTTACTCTGCTAAGGTATTTTCTGATACCCTTTCTCTGCTTGTTATTTATTTCAATCATACGCTACCTCTCAATAAATAAATAGCATAACTTACAACCATAAATCCTTAACAATCTCACTTGCATCTTTACTATCCCAAAGTGTTACAACGTCAAATCGTAAGTCATAAGGAATTTGCAAATGTTCCAGTTCACTTGGATGGTTCTTCTGCTCTTCTGTAAGCCCATTATCATACTCTGTACCATCAAGATTTAATCGGTTAATCAGTACAACCTTAAAGTCAATGTCCTTACAGTTCTTAAATAGATTATACTCACATAGGAAACGCATATCAGATAAGAAGAATACCTCATTATCACTATTTAATATCTGATTTAATACAATAGCACTATAATAATTATCATTTCCATAAATACCATAATGTTCTGGGTCATCTAATGCCTTTTCATTATAATAATTCTTTACAGGTCTGGATAATGCTTGTAACAGATTTCTACCTGCAAAATCCTTTTCTCCATCCCAACCTAATGCCCTTGCTTGTTCCTTTAAGTGTTTAGCAAAACTTACATGTTCACACTTAACATTACATAGTGATTTAGTATGAATTACCATCGTATCTTTACCATGTCTAGCCTTGCCAATAAAAGCAATTACCAATTTTTTACCAGTTCTCTTGTATTCTTTCTTTTCTCGTTCAAAACGTTCTTTTAGTTCCTCAGAAACTGGCATATAATAACCAAAGGAACTAAGATAAATCTTGTCAATTTCTTCCATAAATTTCCATACTCCTATACTTAAAACTCTTCGTCTAATGACCTTGTTTCAACCTCTGTGTCCTTATAATACTGTAGGTCGTCTAAATCATCTGTAATGATAATATGTAGACCATCTGATGTTTCGTGAGTGTATTGATATATATTACTGAAGGTCATGCCAGAATTAAGGTCATCTTTAAAAGTAACTTCATACTTAGCCACAAACTTATCACCGTCTAACAATGAGATTGTCTTTATGTTATTATCTTTTAGTTTATCAAACACAGACCGTATGTGTCCTTCATAAGACGAATACACTATATTACTGGTATCTGGAATAAACATCTTAACAAAGTGTACTGTTTCTTTATATGTAGTACTTATATCACTATAACTTGTACAACTAATACTCTTAGATGTAATAATATTGTCGAGAATTAGACTGCCAATATCACCTATATCAATAGCAAACTTATCATCGTGGTCAGAGAACTCAAATTGAATTGTATCCCACGTTTCATCAGTGGTTTCTTCTACTCTTGTGAATAAATTGCCATATTTCACAAGAACATCATTCCAATCATCTCCGATATACAGCTTGTTTAGTGTTGGAACAGTTTCTAAAAGTTCCTCATAGTCATGATATTTCCATGATTCCTCAAGTTGTCCAAACATTAGAAAAGGAACTTTCCTAAACAGAAAATCATTCTTACAATATGGAGAATTATCATAACCAAAACAGGGTTCATATACATTTGTAGATAAAGGGAAAGCAATCTCTACAGTATCAGTATAAAACTTGTCATATACTGTTCCAGCATTATGTTCATAGGGAGTGTCGTTCCAATCATCTCCGTAGATACCATTAACTGTTTCACCAAGATACAGTTTAACGATATTACCAAAACATTCAAAATCTAAAATCTTTGTCATATAAAAAAGTTTCTCCTATCACTATACTACCACACCCAAATACTCCTGTCAATAAGAAAAAGAGAGTATTTTACAACTCTCTTACTTTATTTTAGTTCCACTCGTTCCTCTACCAGTCAGTGTAACACTATCAGACATTTCAACAATATCACAAGATACTATTTCATCATCTTCTTTTAATCGGTGTAACATGTACCCACCAGAACCACGACCCTTAGATGGGCATTCTTCAACGGAAGTATATTTAACTTTATTCTTTGATTCTGTCTTAATAACATCTGTAGGAGCTACGATATTTGCATATACAATATCTTCCAACTTTGTACCAGTGATTAACCCTGAACCAATATTAACTGCCTTTAGTTTATTAATGTCCATCTTGAAGAGTTCACCTTGTTTATTGACAATAATTAAACTCTTAGTTTTCTTATCCTCATCTGTTATAGGACTAGCAAAGATAATAGATTGTTCTGGTGATTTACAGAATAAGCCTTCCTTGAATTTGTTTTTGAATAGGTTGATATTCCCCTTATCAGAAACAACCAGTGTTTCATAACCTGTATCTGATGTAATACCTGCAATATCTTTCCCATTTGTGAATGTTGAAATGCTTTGAGGTTTGTCAAGTGGCAACTGTTCGACTGCTAATATCTTACACGAACCATCTTGATTAATTACAAACAGGTTATTGTCAGACTGTATTTTAATCTTAGATTGATTTGTTTCCTCCATTGATTTATAAACACCCCCTTCTGCAATGCTAATATAACACTCAACACCTTTAGCGAGTAACCTATGTTGTTTTTCAACTTCTTTTTGTTGTTGTTGCATTTCTTCTATTGATACTTCAACAATTTCGGTTCTTCTTGGAGATGAGATGATTTGAAGTGTTTCTTGAATCTCATCAACAATTTCACTGTTTAGCAATGCTTCACTCGCTAAAATAGTACAAATTTTGTCGTTTTCTTCAACTAAAGACTTTTGCTTTTGCGTAATTTCAATATTGTCAGCCTTTGTTAGTTGTTTTAGTGTCATTAATAGGATTTGATTAGCTTGAACTGCATCAACCTTAAATTTCTCTTGCAATTTTTCTGATGCAATATCTGAATTGTCAGATTTCCTAATAATCTTAATAGCTGCATCAATATCAACTAAGACCTTTAATAAGCCATCTAATATATGTAAGTCTTTTTCAATAACCTTTAATCTATAATCTGAACGTAATTTATAAACGTCTTTACGCATTTTACAGAAACCTTCAATCATTTCATACATTGATGTGTTCATGTGAGGTTTATTATCAACAATAGTTGTAGCATTTACAGAGTATGAAACTTGACATCTTGTATATTGATACAACTCATCAATAAGTTTATTAATATTAGCCCCAGCTTTTACATAAATCGCTAATTTTACTTCACATTTGTCTGTCTGGAAACGTCTATCAGATAAATCTTTTATCTCCGATATTTCAAAGAATTTTCCATTCTTCTTCTTTTTATTATTAATATCTGTAATCACTTGTTCTACTGAAACATTATAAGGCAATTCAGTGAAATCTATTTCGACTCTACCCTTACCCAATTCTTTAATGGAATATTTACCTCTAATGATAAATTTTCCTTCCCCTGTTTCTAAATATTGTCTAATACCATCAATACCAATAACAGTTGCACCTGTTGGAAAATCTGGACCTTTAATATATTCAGAGAGTTTATTCGGAGTATCTAGCATCCCCTGTAGGTATGCAACACATGCCCTCATAATCTCATCTGGGTTATGTGGAGGAAGGTTACATGCGAAGCCTGTGGCGATACCTTGTGTTCCATTTATAATCCCTAACGGCCATCTTGCAGGTAATGTGAGTGGCATTATTTCGTCCCCCTGTTCATTAAATGTCCATAAACAACCGTGATTTTGGGTATCTCTTACAAGTTCATAACAAGCCTTATTCATGCCAACTTCAAGATAACGAGCGGCAGGGGCACTATCCCCAGTAAATCTTCCAGGTTGTCCTGTTGTCTTTACAAGAGGTACTCTTGAGTTAAATGCTTGTGCCCAACCATCAAGAACACCCTTGACAGCAGTATCGCTGTGAGGGTGGTATTTACCCATAATTGTTGCTTGTACTTGACCTTCTTTAATATTACCTTTATCAGGTCTTAAACCTTGTTTATACATACCCCAAATACTTCTTAACTGAACGGGTTTCACAAAATCGTAATTATAAACAAGCGCTCTATCAAGGAGTGTTGCATAGGCATATTCTAGTCCCCAGTCATTCATTGCCTCAACAATTTCATATTTAATCGGTTCTTTAGTATTTTCTAAAATTTTATCAATATCAAAATCTGTTAGATTTTTGCTCATTATTCAACCTCCTCGTTAAACTCAACAATCTCAGGTGTGTAAGGGTTATCCATAATCCACTCTTTACGTGCATCTGCATCATCACCAGAAATTAAATTAATAATATCTTCTGCTTTTTCTACATCCTCAATTGTAATCTGGGCTATACGCCTAGTTTCAGGATTCATACCAACTTCAAATAAAACGTCAGGGTCGGTTTCACCTAAACCTTTGAATCGGTTAATCTTCTTAATTTCTTTATTTTCCTTTTTTAGTTTATTTTCAATGTCCTCTTTTTCTTGAGAATTTACACAATAATAAACTTCATCTTTAGAAACAACAATCTCATATAGTGGTGATAACATTCTAAATAACCTTCCTTGCTTAATTACTTCTGGCATTAATACCCAGAACCATGTAATTAGTAGGTTGGATATGGAACTTCCATCGACGTCCGCATCTGCTGCAATAATGACATTGTGATAACGCATCTTTTCAATATTAAAATCTTCACCTAAACCACAATCTAAACACTTAATAATGTCTTGTGTTTCTTGATTTTGCATAATATCTTTAGGAGATGCCTTTAGTACGTTTAGAATTTTACCTCTAATAGGAAAAATAGCTTGATAACGAGAATCCCTGATTGCTTTTAATCCACCTAGGGCACTGTCACCTTCTGAAATAAAAACTTCAGAAACAGGACTATGAGTAATTTCACAATCAACAAGTTTCACTGGCATCGATGAGTCTCTGAGAACCTTATTCTTTTCTCGGTTTAATTCTTGTTGTTCTTGAATACGTGTTCTATTCTTCATCGCTGTAATTACCTTTTTAGCGATAATTTCAACCTCATCACGATTAGAACCCTTATTCAACCAATTAATTAATTGAGTGTAAATACTGTCATACAGTGCTTTTTGTAATTCTTTGCCACCAAGCAGTTGCTTTTCTTGACCTACGAAACGCGGAATATTTGTCTTAATGGATAATACTGCTGTTAAACCCTCTTCTACGTCTTTAACAATAACATCACCATCGTTTTTATTCAATCCATTCTTCATAGAACGAAACTTTGTATTAAATGCATCTGTTAATGCTTTTTCTAACGCTTGAACATGTACTCCCCCAAGTGTAGTACGAATATCATTGCAATACGTATCAATAACACAATCATATCCACTATTATAATTAAATGCTAATGAGTAATACAATTCTCTTTCATCATTTAATAAGTCGCCATCATTATATTCTTTATCAATATATTCGAGTAATGTTTCACCTGTAGCACTCTTAGGGATATTCGGATTACTTTGTCCTTGACCCTTTTCTCTAAAGGCGGTTGCTCCAGTAAAATCAATAATCTTTGTGATATTGTTGCCTACTTGAATATCAACAAGTTCTTTAATACCTTCTTCCGAATTAAAAACTTGTTTATCAAATGAACCGTCTTCTTGTTCATCTAATACTTCCATTGTTGTATGTGGATATAGATATGCTGCACCTTTAATACGAGCAATAATATCTTCCTTATCAAATGGATATTGTACAATAAACCACTTATCATTTAACTTAAACTCAACGGAAGAACCATGAGGGAATAATTTTTTATCTTCTTTAGAACGATTATCTTTTAGTACAAAGATTACTGAGTTATCTTTAGCGGGTTTAAATATGCCATTATCATCAAACAATCCCGGCACATAGTCTAAGAAGTCTAAAGCATAAATCTCATTATCCTTAAAGACTCTTACCTTAAACCACTCTGATGTACCATTCGTACTAGAGCCACCTACACCATTCTGTGATGTTGTAAATTTTCCTTTTTGCACACCTTTAAGTGCAGACCCAGATTGTAATAAACCAAGTGCCTTAAAGATACCTGATACCTTATTTCCATAAGCATCTTCTGAAATGTCTGTTGGAATACCTCTACCATTATCCTCAATCCTTACTACACCATCTTTATAAAATGTCACTCTTAAAAGGTTAGCTACCCCAATTGCCACTTCACCTAGGGCATTATCCCAAATTTCTCGAATTGCAACATTCTTTTGTGATGAGAATGGATATTCTTCACAACCACGTTCGTCGCCAAATGTGAGATTTAATCTTGTTCTTAAATGTTGAAGAGGAGTTAATGCTTCGATTGACGATGCTTTATAATTCTTAATTTTTTCCTCTTTTGTTAACTCTCTTTTCTTTGCCATTTATGTTTCCTTTCTCTTTAAACTAAAACTCCGTAATTTACTGTATTTTACGGATAATTGCGTTACTTGTGATTTTGTCATTGCTTTTCACAAGCTTTCTTCCTTTGAATTAATATTCTTGAAAATCTTATCTTTGCTTGACCATCTTCATACAGGCATAAATTTCTCATAGTTGGAGTATAATGTCCTTTTCCCCCCATTGGAAAAGAAATCATTACACCATTGTTTCCCCATTTCTCCAATTCCTAATTCAATACTATATGGTAATCTATCTAAACCAACAATCTTGAATTGATTAGGATTATATTTCTCAAAAAAAGTAATCGGAACTCCCATAATGCCGTAATAGTCATAAGGAATATCTGCTACCTTATCTATATTGATAGCATCAAAGTTATGATACTTAATATAATTTTCCTCTTTATATTTCTTTGTTAGAGTTAATTTCTTAACATTTTCCCCAATATTAGTTACCCAAATAGTATTTCTAATTTGATAGATACTCCCATCTGGTCTAATGTAATTGGCAGAGTGTGTTTTACCTGTCCAAACCTTATTTTCCTTTATTTCTTTAAATACATTCAGATACTTAACAGCATTTATCGTTCCAATAAAGAGAAATTGTTTATTGTTTTCAACCAGTAAATCAAAGAAAGGCCGAATCAAACTAAAAGGTGGATTTGTTACAACAATATCACACTCTTTTAATATTTCAATACATTCTTCACTACGAAAATCCCTATTTCCAACCAACCTCTCTTGTTTAACTATTTCTCCATCATAAGTAGTTTTATAGGATTGTTCATTATCAAGATAAGTGGAAACAAGACCTTTTAGACCTAAAATATGAAAGTTATCATAAAAATACTTCCAAAAGTTAGAGTACTTAGGACTATCACAATTACAATAAATTATCTTATCTTTCAAATAAGAAGAATAATATTTAAGTTCATTCTCTATCTCATGTAGTTGTGTGTAGAACTCATCATTTTTAGCAACCATTGCTTTTCTGAGGTTATCTGTCTTACTCATTAATTTATCCATTTCACGACTGTATCACCTTTGTATCCTTTTTCGAATACAAACCAAGCGTAGGCAACTGCACTAGATGTGTATTTCTCAAAATCACCGTTCTTAGCACAATTCAGTCTCCCACTGGCAATATATATATATATCTAGGTGGATTCTCTTCAAAAAACTTCTTTCGTTCTTTACCCTCTAAGAATAATACTTTTAAGAACATTGCAACCTTATTTCCATCTGGAATAATATCTAAACAGTGCTTTAAAATAGGAAGTGCAATCTTATATGGTGGATTGGTGATAATATCCCCATTAAATTCTTTAATATTAAATACATCTTCCTGTTTAATATCATCAACACCGCGGTAGATTAAATCAGTTGCAGTTACATTATACCCACGAGAAACAAGTACATCTCTAATGTGACCCATACCTGCACATGGTTCTAAGATATTTTTATTAAATGTTTCTTTCTCCAATAATAGTTCTGTTGCCTTTGGTTCAGTAGCATAGAAATCGTTTTCTTCTCTATTGCTAACAAGACCGTTCGCACCCATCGTAATAAATGTATTAGCTCTCTTCATTATTTGCATTCTCCCAAAGACACATTTAAACTATTCTCAATATTCAATATATTTAGACAATCACTTGTATGTAATATGACACTAATAGTATTAGAAGTGATATTACCACTAATCGCAATTGTTTTACCATCATATCTCGCAAGTATCGTGACTACATCAATTCCGTTTTCGGCACACATTTCTTTTAATTTATGTGGTGATACTATCACCCCCCATAGTGCGGCTACTATTCCCTTCATCACTTCTGGATGACAAATCATTCAATGTCACAGTTCTAACACGAATGTCTGGAGAATTACCAATCTGAAATAGCGCATCAAATATCGAACATCCGTCTATCGAGTACTCATAGACTATATTAGTCTTTGTTTCCTTCTGTCCTATTCTTTTCATCTATTTACTTAACTCCTCTTGAACACTTTCCCAACTTGTTTTAGAAGCGTAGAGCCACAGGGAAAGAATTAAGAACAAAACAGCCATAACAAAAGAAAAAGATTGAACAAAAGTGGAATTAGTATAGTGTACATATAAAGAGTTTAACAATGACACCTTAACACAGATGTTGCACATTTTTAGTCTATACTCTATGTTCTTCTGCATTTTACCGAGCATTTTAATACTAACAAAACCAATCAGAATACCAATTGTTCCAAGCCAACCACCAATAGTGAATAAAATTGGATGAGAACCCCTAAAAGGGATAAATACTACCATTAATAATACAATAATACACTGAATTAAATTTAACTTTTTAAACATAAACCTCTCCTCACAAAGCATTATATCATACAAAATAAAAAAGTAAATACCTAAGTATCTACCTTTATATATTCATACTAAATAATTTAATAATTAAATTAACAACTTTTTCCCAAAATATTAAAAATAAATTCATCATTACTATAACTCCTATTTAATTAAATCGGAAATCTTGTATTTCTTTCCTTTAAGTACATTATAATTCTTAGAAAAGTTTACGATAATATTTGGACTATTAGGACGGGTGAATACTGCCTTAAGGATATATCCATTCTTGTTTTCTTGTGGTTCACCAAATTCAACGTAGACGGAACCATTATGAAAGAACTGCTTAATGATTTCTAATAGTAAGGCACTCTTTTTCTTTTCTTCTGGAAGATGTAACATATACATATATTCTAAATCAACCTTGGCAAACTTTCTCCCCTCAGTGTACAACAGATAAGAGAATATAACCCCAATGCAGAGTAGAAGGACACTATTAGATGACATGACCACACTAATTAGAATAAAGGAAATAATAATATATAGATACCCAATATCTCTGTAATGATATAAAGTGTAATGTAAACCAGTTACATCATTCAAATGTGAAATAATCTCATTTTCTAAAATACAAGAACCATTAGATGACTTAAAATTCATATATTGTTAAATACCTCCTCTTATGGTTTTTGCTAAAAGGACTACTTTCATATTTTGAAAGTAAAGGAAATCTATATTTCACTTTAGATTTCTTGACAACAGACCATAGTTCATTCCAATAATTAAATTCAGGAACATCAATACCCAATTCTTCCAACGACTGAATAATTGATTTCTTTACTGTTTCTAATTTTGGAAAAACTACTGTCTTTTCTGGTTGTCGTCTTTTAAAAATATATTGACAAGAGAACTCATGTCCTCTACGACCAATCTCAATACTTGCTAATACTGGGTCTGGTAATTCTAAGTGTCTATTAACTAGATTGCCGATAATACTTGAATATTGTGGTTGTACTTCAACTAAAGTTGTACTACTAGATAAAATGTGCTTTCGTATTTGCTGAAAAAGTAACTTTCTGCACCACTGACCGTTGATAAGTCTATTCAACCTCTTACCTTTACTAAGACTAGGTGTGTTCATAGTCAACTCTTCCATCGCAAATACCTCACAATGATAATGTTTACAAAGTTTAAATAGTTCTTTCGAAATCTCTATCACTTCATGTTTTCTTTTGTTGGCTACATATTTAGACTCTTTCGAATCGGAACTTACTGACAAGTTGTTTTCATAGTCATTTAATGGTTTTAAACTAAACATCCCACTTGCAACTAAGTGAAAATCATAGTCCTGTTTCCAGTCAGTTACAGACCAACCAACATAATTAGGATTTACATCAATTTGTATTGTTCTGTCTTTCTTAATTGGGTATCTATGATTCTCAAACAATGAGTTATCAAATGTTATATACACATGGTCTAGGTCTAGTTCATAAGTAAGTGAAATGCTATTTGCCTTTTGTAACTCAATAAGTTTCAATAACTGTTTTTCCCTGTTTTTACCAACATTGTTAAGAGTTAATTTGATATGGTGTTCTATATCTGGCTTAAATATAATTGTATGTGTGTCCAAAATCTTAAATAATCTATTACCATGGCAGTTACATTGTCCGATAGCGTAAATAGGGAACATACGCTTTTTGGAAAATTCATCCTTGCTAATCTTATGATTGCATCTGTCAATAAAACTCCCTCTTCCTCCAAAAACAACTTTTTGAGGATTAGATGCCTTATTGATAGCATAAATCTCCCTACTTTTATAAATTGCAGAATTTTTTAAGTGCGATTTACAACCATCAATATTATTTAAGTTGGCTTGAATGGCAGTCAGTTCCTTAGTAGAGTATTCACCATTCTCACAAATTCTATTATATGTAACTCGCAACACCTTATTAAAGTCCTTTTGCACATAATAAATATATTTAAGGCTCTCTTCATCTGTAGAGTATTTAACTTTTAATGTGATTAGGTTTTTTGTTTTCAGTTCTACTCCTTTACCTTCAGCATTTTCTAACAAGTTATTATTCTTCATTGTCAGTTCGCTTTCCAAAATGTGCTGATGCGGTTGCTAATGCAAGAGATGTCCATGACAATGCACTCATCATAAAAAACTCGGGTAGTATGTACCAACAAAGAGTGAAGTTAATAAGTGCCATACTTAAAAGGAACTCTATTCTTGTAAGGTTATCACTGTTGTCTCGGTTTTTCCAGTCAAACACAATTAGTGCAACTAAAAGTGAAATCCCAACACATATACCAATTACCTTCACAATTAGATAAGTCTTTGCAAGTCCCAATAAGGCAACTAGCACTAGTAATCCAAAGCCCTTAATAATTCTCATGTTATTCATAGAAGTGTTAGTCATCCTCTCCGTACATACGTCCCCAACATTCGTCACAGATACCAGACATTAAAGCTTCTCTATCTTCATTAGAAAGCTGTGGCATGCACTCTTGGACTCTACCACCATTTCTCCACTTAATAAATCCCTCATGAGGAACAATTACTGTATAAGACTTACCGCAGATAGGACAACGACATTCAATATTACAAGTATTCATAAAGTACCATCTCTTTCTATTTAACTGCTTTGTCCGTCAAGTTAGTTAGTTGTACTAATTCTGACAAGGTTAATTTATCAAACTTAATTCCAGATTTAAGGTTTTTCTCAATGGTTTTGATGAGTATTTCTCTTTGTGATGACTTGGAAGATTTTTCTTCTTCGTTAAGTAAAGCAACTTCTTTATCAATAGCAGAAACAATTGGACTTAATGCTACAATAAGTTTTTCGATTTGGGTATTAGATAACTGTGAAATAAATTTCGAGGTAGTGTTCTCTCCAAATACAGTTATTCTGTCATCTAAAGTTTCCTTACCATCTTCATAAATCTTTACTATCATTGAGGATGGAACAATCTTCTTTTCATATGAGCTAGGCAGAACCTTGATTTTAACATCCCCTAAATCCACTTCCTCACAATTACAGCATATTGTATAGTTCAAATCAGAGGTTCTAATAACCTTACCGTTAGCATATACTACCTTATTCTTAGTAAGTTTATCCAAGTATTTCTTTAACAACTTTTTCTGTTCCATATCGTATTACCCCTCTTACACACTAAGTTTACCATACTTTATACTGAATTGTCAATAAAAAAAGAGGTTTTTAGGCCTCTTCTCTTGTCAAATATTCTTTCACTAACTGAACTACAAGACAAGCCTTCTTACCGAAAATCTTCTCAAAGAAAGGTTCTCCTGTCTTTAAATAATCCTCTCTAACATCTGCTAAGTATAAAGGAATAATCTTACTTAAATTCTTTAGGTCAACCTCAAATGTTTCTTTACTCATAACACTCTCTAATCGAGCCATAGTAAAATAACGGTCAATCTCAGAATTAAACTTAGCTTGCTCTGTACTTAACTCAATCTGTTTCTTTTCTTTTGCATTATTCTTGATTTCAGTAAATCTTTCTGTCTTATGTTTAACAGCCACATAGTTCTGAATAGCACCAGTTTCTTTATCCAGTTCAAAGATTTGAGAGTTAATAGGTTTGTATACTAAACCCTCTTTTTCTCCACCTAAAGCAGACTCAGCAGTAAGAGGAGTACTCATTAAATTCTTCAAAGTATCAATACGAACAAAAGGAACAAGAATATCTTCAGGAACAAAGTTCTGTAATTCTTCAAGAGAGAAACTCCTAAATACTTTATCTGTCTTTACAAAAATCTAAAATACTCTAAAGTTACGAACATTGTCTAAATTCTCTTTATATTCCATGTGTTGAATACCAGAACCATAAAGTTCACCAAACACATACATTTCAATAATATCAGGATTTTCTTTCATATAATCTTGAACAAGAGAAATCATACGATGAGTGTTCTCACAAGCATCTAATCTACTACCTAGACTATCTTCTGTATTAACTAGATGATTTCGAGAATAATATTCAACGGAATTAGGAGTAACTAAAATCTGCATATTAGAACCATGAATCTTCTCTGTTGCATAAAACACATCATCCAAAAATGAAGTTAAATACTTATTTTTAAACACGTTATAGTAATTCTCAATACTTTGGTACTTTAACATAAATAATTACCTCATTTCTACTACTATATATTAACACAAAAAATAATTCCTGTCAATAAATAATTACAATAAAAATAAAATAATATTATAAAAATACCCAAAAAATAAATTAATTCAAAAATAAATATTCAAATAAATAA